CATATCGAAGGGATGGACTGTGCGCAGTGCCAGCTATGCGCGAACCGTGACCGCCGTAGCATCGTCGGCTTTACTGCGCACGGATCCAGCAAGCGCCGGGTTATCGCCATCGTGCAGGCCGGAAACAGCAGCAGCAAAACCGGCCAGGATGCCCGCCAGGGTTGACCGGATGTTTACCGATAAACAAGCCACCGCCTTGATGCTGCTAGGTTTTGCCGTGGCTTTCCTATGGCTTGCCCCCCGGGTTTGCCTTTGGATAATCGAACGTATCGAGCGCCAGGACAAACCACCGGATAACCCCACGGGTTGACCGCTCCGATAACCACCAGCAAACCGCCCGGATTAACCCCCGGGCTTTTGCGCTTGCATGTTACCCAGGTATACCCGCCTAGATTGTCGCCCGTAACCCATGCTGACGACAATCAACCCGCGCGCCTGGACCATAGGGATAGCCTATCGGTTAACCCGAGGCGATAGGGGCAGACTATCGCGCGTGCCTCGCTTCGCTCGGCTTATCGTGACGGACGATGCTGTCGCGTAGCTGGCGGGTGATGCTATCGGTATGCGTGGGGTAGCTATCTAGATGGACGATGGGACCAATGGACGCAGATATTTGTGGATTCCTGCTAGGTATAGGAAGGGGTAAGGTGGCTCCTGTCAAACACATCTTCCAAACTGCAATAATTACTGACCCAACGGTCAGTATCTATCCCGGTACTCTCCCGTAGTAACAAATATGAAATGCTGTTTTACTTATCGATGCTTAATTGCTGTAGGATATTTCAGCCAGGATATTTGCCCAGGTACACACTGCCCGTAAGATACGCCCAAATAATTCTATAGAGATATTTACAGGCATAAAAAAACCCCCACCATGCGGCAGGGGCTGTTTCGGTTTAGCAGAAAATTCTACAGTTAGTGTTGCATAAAAGCAACAATTATCGGAGTTTCAGGAACTAGTTTTAGCTTTACGTGCTGCTTTTTTAGCGACGACTGATGCTTTTTTAGCAACAGCTTCTTGGATAGCGTGTCGTTTCTCTAGTCTAGCTTTGACTTCTTCGGTATCGAACCAGTAGTCTTGACCGATCATGAGCTTTTCCATTTCCTCTTCGGTCAGGAAGTTCTTGTAGGCTTCTCGCATGATCTTTTCAGTCTGCTTGCGTTGGAACTCAACGTTAGCTACAATCTCTCCCATCTTGCCGATTGCACCAGAGCTTGCGTTGTGACACATGAACGTTGCTCGCTCACCGATAATCAGCTTTGGAGCGGTAAGAGCAATGATGCTGGCAGCAGAAGCAGCCATACCTGTTACGATTACCGTAACGTCACCTTGAGCACCTTCGATACCGTCAATGATTTCGAGCATGCTGTCGATTCGACCACCTGGGCAGTTTACCCAAATGCGCAACTGGTCATGCTTTTCCATGCTACGAAGGAAGTGCAGAAGGTATCTGTATTTCACCGGAGGACCAATTGGTTCATCCAGATATACATCTACATCATTTACCTTGAATGGATCGTTGAACATCTGAAGGTTGTACGGCTCTGCCGTATCTTCATCACCCTCGGATGACTTCTTTTTATCTGTTTGGTTGAAAATCATATCTCTCCTTATGAGTATGCTCTAATCACTCGTTTGACCAAATCGCTTCTCTGTACATCCTCAACTGTAAACCCTTGATACTCGATACCTTCATATTTAGGTACAAACCCGTCATCGAAGAATCGAGGGATAGCATCGATCAGAGCGTTACGACCCCTAGCGTCTACGTACAACTGAGTGTTGTCTCCCATGCAAACAACCTTGGAGTTGATACCTGTACGCTCAAGCAGTAGCTTCAGAATCAGGGGTGGTAGCTGTTGTGCTTCATCAATCAAGATCAGGCTGTTGTCGAAAGTAGCACCCAAGCAGAAGTTAGGAATCTTGAATTGAATGCGATGATCAAGATCAGTCTCAACCTTACCCTTGCTAAGCAGCATCTCTAGAAGTGCTTTACTGCTAGCGAAGTGCGGTTCAGTCTTTTCCATCAGACCATCAGGCAGTGCTCCAATCTTATCCATACCTGCTTCTACAGGAGTACGGATAATGATAATTCGCTTACTGTGGTCGTCAAGGTACATCTTGACAAAGGTATGTAGTGCAGCTAGAGTTTTACCTGTTCCTGCTGGACCTACACAGAACACAAGGTCGTTGAGGTAAATCTTATCCGCGAAGCGTTTCTGTTCATCTGTCAATTCGATCTTGTTCAGACCGTAGCTTTCCATCCACTGAGGCTTTGCAGCCTTGACTACCCGACCTTCGGTAGCTTTTACTCTACGAGTTGCTTTGGATGGCTGCTTCATTATTCAGTGCCTGCCTTTTTCTTGACCGTCTTGACTTTTGGTTCAGAAACAGTTTCGGTTTCAACTTTATCTTCAGTCTGTGGTTTTTCTGCAACAAGTTCAGTGTTGACTTCTTCAGTTGGAGTTTCAGTGAACGTTGTTTCAGGTTTCACTTTTGCCTCTTCCATCGGTGGAGAAATCACCATCACAGGTTCAACGTCTTTCACCATGTAAGCTACAAACATTGTGCCATAGCTCATGGGTGAGCGAACGTTCTCTTCAAGATCAAACTTGTATCCTTGTTGGATCAACTCTTGTGCCTTAGCGCAGAATGCGAATAGACCATACTCGTTGATTTCAACAACTTCTTGTGCTTTCTTTGTCATAGGTGACTCCTGTTAGGTTGATTAGCTAATCCCGAATGTCTGCAATCTAAAACATTGTTTCATTTATGTTTGTGAATGCACACCTTATCGATTGCTTGTCATTATACCACAAATTAGGGATAAGTCAAGCTAGCAAAGATTATAGGAAAAATGCAGACGTAAAAAAACCCGCGCAAGGCGGGCATGGTAGCGTTCAGCAACGCTGTCGGTATTGCATTCAGTATATAGGTCGGTATGCTGTCGTATAGCTGTCAGCATAATACCGTATGGATAGATTAAAGCTCAATCGCTTGTTAACTGCTAATTGCTGTCGTATACCATACGTAGTGTTGTATTTCAACAACATCATTGTAGGTAACGGACGGTACGACTTTTAGGGCAACCGACCGAAAAAAGATGGGTTCTCACCCGTCAGTCAGTTCCACTAAAAGTCGGTCGTTACTTGGAGCAAACCAGCTTTCGCCAGCATCATTGTGAGGTGCCCGCATTCTCATTCAACCATCAACCAGGGGAGCAAACCAGCCGCTTGATGACCTTTTAGCCTAGAGAATATCTCTGCTACCGTCAAGTGCAGAGAAACGATTCGGCAGGGATTATCCGTCAATGTCCAGACGCTCGGTGCTTACGCTTGGTCAGGCAAGACTTGGTGAATGCCCACTCAGGTGCCGTCTCCACGACACACTAGACCCCGAATACCCATTGAGAGTTTTTTTACGACTCTATGCTAATATTGTAGCATAGGATTTCTGCAAAGTCAATACTTGTTGTATAAATACAACTTGACTTGTGTGCTATACTCATGTAAAGGAGGATATTTATGGCAGATACAGTTATCAGTGACTTGCATCCGGGAATCGTGTACAACTACAAGATGGGTGTTTTCTACAGGCTTCAACCACAAGAGAATGTAAATCAGCAGGTTTACAGAACTCTACCAAACGGATTAAATCTTGTCAAAGGTAGACTTCTGACACCCAACATAGATGGATTTCTTAACTATAAGTGTCCTGTGGGTATGAAGGCAATCAAGCTGAAGGCAATCAGAGTTGCCTACGAAATGTTCTACAACACCAAAAGACCAATCGGTATGATTGTCTACCCGAAAGACATGATTGAGTCAAATCTGAAGATCAACAACATCGGTTTGATCAGTGTAGACCTCTGGGCAACTGTCAAGGATGCTCACTTCAACATCACAGGTGGCATCAAAATCAAGCCACACAAAGAGAATGCCTACAGTTTTGTTGTGCATTATCGTAAAAACAGTCGTCCTGTGCAGAAAACAGTGCATGATATCACTCAAGCATTGCTTCTGAAGCGCAAAATCATCGTTGAATCATACAAAATTGCTACTAAATACACCGTAACTCATTGACTTTTGTTGTTTTTCATGATATAATTGCTTGTTTTTACCGTTTTGGACGTTGTTTTTGAGTGAAAAGCCTCTATAAACGTGCATTTTGAGCGTGCAAAGGTTGTTTAGCATTCAAGTAGCTCATCTTTGCGTCCAAACTAACCGCAAGTGACAAGGGGGATTTCTCTCTCCTTTATCCCTTCTTTCGGCTTGTCTGGAACCGTAACCAGAGCTAACATTTTAAAGAGGAACTATGAATTGTAAGTATTGTGGTGCAAAATTCAAGCTTTCTGCACTTCACCCTGACCCACAAGCGTGTCTAGAGTGTAGTGGAGTAGCAGATGACTTGTCAATCAGCGATGAAGAGATTGCTATTGATGTTTGGCAACTGTCCAACCCAGGTGGAAGGACTAAGCCAAGATTTGAGGATAACGAATCTGAGAGTGTTTGCACGTAGTACATATCATAGTTTGTAAAACAGGAGTACAGTATGCCATTTGTAAAAGGCGATAAACGCATTAACCGCTTGGGTAGACCAACTCTAGCAGAGAAGATGATTCAAGATCAGGAAAATGGTAAGGCTGTAAGTCGTCGTGCCCTTATGGATCGTGAACTTCTACTATTGCTTAGGAAACTCAAACCTCACGTTGCTGAGAGTGTTCTGACTGCATCCAGCATCATGCAAAACGAGGAAGCTTCTCACCAGAATAAACTCAAAGCTGCCGTAATCATTCTTGATGCTTATCGAAAGCTTGTGATTGACGTATACGGCACAGAGGTTGACGAAGAACCTGAAGAAATTCAACAGAACAATGCACCTGTATTCAGCCTGAAGGTTGTAAACCAAGACGGAGAAACTGAGAAATGAAACAAAGACCGCCCGAAAAACCGGTAATGATTGGACCGTCAAGTAAGAAGCAGGAAATGTTCTTGAACTCCGACGCCACGATCACTCTTGCTGGTGGGGCGGCAGGTTCAGGGAAGACTTATACATCACTGCTCATTGCTCTGAAATTCATGAGCGTACCACGCTCAACAGGTGTAATCTTCCGTAGAACTTCAAAGATGATTACTGCTCCCGGTTCAATCTGGCACGAAGCAGTGCAGCTTTTCACCACTGTGTATCCTAACCTCAAGATTCGTCATCGTGAAAACGAGATGGTGTTCCCTAATGGTTCATTCTTGAAGTTTTCACACATGCAGCACGCTTCAGACATGTACAATCACAAGGGTGCTCAGTACAGTCTTGTCATCTTTGACGAAGCAACAGACTTCGAAGAAGAAATGGTTGTCTATCTGCTGTCTCGTATGCGTAACGTTAACGTTCCGTATCAGCCGCAGATGTTCCTGATGACCAACCCTGACTACAACAGTTTCCTTCGTCTTTGGATTCAAGATTTCTACCTAGATCAAAGCGGTATTCCTTTGCCTGATAGAAGTGGACACAAGCGTTTCTTCTTCAGAGAAGGTAACACAATGGTCTGGTATAACTCTCAGGAAGAAGCGGAAGCTGTTCACGGTAAAGGTACAGACAATGGTGTTTCATCATTCACATTCATTGGTGCGAACGTATACGATAACCCGATTTTGATCAAGAATAATCCAAGTTATCTAACTAGACTACAGAACCTTCCTCGTGTTGAGAAAGAACGACTGTTGTTTGGATCATGGTTTGCTAGACAGGAATCTGCTGGTTACTTCAAACGTGAATGGTGTAAGGAAGTTGACTTTCCGAACGCTCTTGCTCGCAAACGAATTCGAGCATGGGACTTTGCGTTCACTAAGCCTTCTGACCAATACCCTAATCCTGACTGGACTCGTGGTACGCTCATCTCGAAGGATAAGAGCGGAGTCTACACTGTAGAAGACTTGGTGTCAATGCGAGATAGAGTACACGAAGTAGAGCGAATGATCTTCGATACAGCACGAAAAGACGGTCAAGGGGTTACAATCAGTATTCCGTTGGACCCTGCTGCTGCCGCTG